CCCGACCCTGTTCCGCAAGCACATTCGTCACCCCCCGCGCCACCTGTTCCCGTTCCAAAGTTCAAGTGGGACGCTGACGTTGAAGCCGAATTCTTTGCCGGAATTGATGAAGAGGGCCCTGCCCCTGGTTCCAATCCACTCGATAATGATGAGGAAGAATACTTGCCTCCCGAGCAGGAGTCCGCGCAATCACTTCCGCACGATGATTGGCTTGGCGAAGTTAGTGAGTTCATGGACAATGGTCAAATCCGAGTGATCGATCCGTCCCATATCGAAGATGCCATTGATTACCCCATCGATTTCCTCGGCAAGGTGACAGCCACAGATCACCCCTATGACTTTTACTCTCGTTTCACTCCCAAAGCCAATTTCGTGAAGGCCACTAAAGCTTACGTCCCCCTCAAGGGCGGTGCAGATCTTATGCGCCGAGCTTTTAAACAAATGAACGAGAACAAAACTCGTATTGGCTCCCTTCTTTCCATCGCTGCGGCAAGAAACTTACCTGATGCTGCTCGACGCATACATAACATCTTCCGATCTGGCACCATGACCGAAGCCGACGCAGGTATCAACAACAAACTTGTTCGGTTCATCAAAACTGTCAGCAACAACGCAAACAGACCCTACGACGTCAATTTGTTGCACATTTGTGGTTCCGCCATGTCCGCCAAGTCCTCTCTGGCTCGTATCTACGCGGGCATACACGCTGATTCGGTGCTTGTTTATGTTCCTTCTCATTTGCTTGCTGCCGACTGGATGGCACCTCGTCCTGCACCCCAATCCATGTTCAGATGCATCGCTCGTTGCTTCACACGTTTCTCCTCCATCCCCAACACTTCCAAGGGCGTTGGTGAGCGTCGTGTAGGCATCATTGACGAGGCTTACAACTTCAATGAAATCGAATTGGAGCTTCATATTCGGGCTCTCGCTATCGCCGGCTGTGTCGACATCATCCTCGTTGGCGACGACAAGCAAAAAGAAATCACTGGTATCGAGCCTTCTCATCTTTTCTTCCAGCGTAGCATTGCCCTCACTGTTTCTTTGGGCATGCCCCGCGATGCACATGCGATTTTCAAGAAAGTCCACAACCTCGGGCCCAAATATCGCACCACTGGGGCGCGCATGCACAGCGTGTTGTTCACTCATCGAAAACCTGAATCGTCGCCAGAGCATTCCTTCACATTGCACAACTTCTACAACGATAAGATTGGCAAAACTCTTGGTCAAATGCAAGGGGTTCGTGCTAAGCGCGCACAGATTTTCGTAGATGGTTCCATTGGAAATTCCTCTTGGCTGTATCAATCAGCCTCGCGCACTGGCATTGCCGTTACGAGACACACAGAGTACCTTTTGTTCATCGCCAACGCTGCAGTTCAAGATTTGATAGTCCCGGGTTGGCGTTTGATCAATTACGACACCTTGAATGGTCGCGCCGAGATTGAGAAACCTCTCATTCGCCCGCTTCACGAAGACGTGCTCATTACGCCTTTCACCACTGACACCATTGAGGCGTATGCAAGCAAGTTGGAGACCACTGCCCACATTGCCACCACTCGGGAAGCAATTAGTGTCCTCGGACCTCGTGCCACTTACACCAATCATTCCCCAGGTTGTGCCCCGAAAGTTGATCCCGTTGAAATCCAAGGGATAATTCATTCCAAGACTTCCTTTGCCATCGCTGACCCTTTTGAGATTCCCGTTGAGGCCGATGCCGGCACTGCCGCTTTCCGCTTCCAAGCCCCGTTGCCAACGGAACGCAAAGAAAATGTTCGCAGTCGTTTCCAAGACGCACATCTTCTCGCTGCAATCCATCATGGGCAGTCCGCCACGGATAATTGGAAGAATCTTCTCGAACGTCAACTTGGGCCCGGATCTGCTAAAAAGCCTTTCATCACCACCAAGGACTTCGTCGAGGGCAAACGCATCTACGAGCGATTTATTGAGTGCTATTATGACTCCAGAAAGCGAATCGTCTATCCCGGTGCTTCTTACGCCGCCAATTGGATCGCGACTCGTGAGACCAGCGCGATCAAACTCGCTAGCAATGCTGACCCCGTTTTTGAGACTTCTCGCACCACCGTTGCCGACGCAGAGTTCAAGACTCAGTCAAAAGCGAAAGCGCAACCTGGTTTTGCTGCCACACTTCCTTATGGGCAATCCATTATCGCCAATGCCAAACAGTTCAATGCCATGTTCGCAAATGAACAACCCAAGGTCTATCAAAATTTGCCAAGACTTCTCCGCCCTGGTGTTGTCCTTGACTATGGCATGACTGACGACGAACTTTCTCTTGAAATGCTACGTCTTGGGGTCGCTCATGAACTCAATGGGCCTTATAACATTCAATGCGACCTTTCCAAACAAGACTCTTCTCACTCTGCCCCTTTGCTTGTCGCTTTCTGTCTCATTGCACTCGACTGTGGCATGTCTAAAGAATTGGTCGACTTCTACATGTGTTATTGCACGAAGTATTCTTTCCGCTCCCGCACGGCCGATTTTACTGTTGGTTCCGTTTCTTTCAACCTTGGCTCCGGCGACGCTTTTACTCTCATTCGAAATGACGTTATGGAACTTTGCGTGATCGCTTGCACTTTTGTTCATGCTTCGTCGATGATCATCATTGAAAAAGGCGACGACGTACATGGTGTTCTTTACAATCGCACGCGTTCTACTCTTGCCGCACTTCCTTCCATTGCTGCTTGCGTCACCAAACTCGAATTTGGCGCCGTCGGTTACCATGCCGGTCGTTTCCATGATGGACATCGTTACATTGTTGACCCTGTTCGTGTTTTCATGAAGCACAACACTAAACTTCACGACGAGAACGTTTCCAATTATACATTGTGGCTTTCGTACATTTCCCGTGCAACCAACTACTCTTCGGAAGAAATTGAATTTTTGTATAAGGCTTGTTCAGAACTCTACGATTTTTACAGCGATGACGAAATTTACCACATCGTCAATTTTGCGGTCTCTCTTCGTTCGTGGAAATTCTTCAACAATTCACTTCAATCGCCTGTCGACGCTACTCTCATCGACACCAAAGAGAACTGCCTTTCTAATTGTGTTCGCGTGCTGCGACCCGGTCGTACCAAATCCTACTACCGGCGTTTCAACAAGTTGCACATCGTAGCTGCGATGGAACTACTTGCTGCAGAGGATTTGCCCTTCGTTGATCAGCTTGCGCATCCGTCGATTGCCGCTCGATTGCCTGTCAACGTGATCGTTCTTACCCCCACGCATGCTCGCGTGTTGTTTGACCCTTCCAAAAGAGTGCCCAGCACCTTTAAAATCGAACAAGCTTACAAACATATGTCTTCTTCTACCGTCAATGGCTCACCCGTCACCGTTGGTTCTGTCCCTGACACTACTGCCGTTGGTGTCCTCGGTCAATCTGTCAGTGCAGCTACGCCCGCCCCTTCTTACGGTGTCAATTCACCTGCTTCCATCATTCTCCCGTGCACTAGCCTGTGTCTTTCTGTTCCTGGCAATGTTCGTTCTGAATCCTATTCTTTCAAGAGCCACCCCATGGTCGCTCAGCAGCTCCGCACCTTCGCCCAAGTCGAACTCGTTGCGGTCTCTGCCTTTATTGTTCAATCCACCACGTACCCGGTCACCGAGCCCCACAAGCCCTATATTTTCAAGTTTGGGCTTGCCCCCCGCGGACTCGCTAGTGTCTCCGGAAGCGGAACCAAAGCAACCAACGTGGTCCATTACTTACCTAACCTGAAGAAAATCCACACTACTTCTCCTGGACTTTCTTCTGGCACTTACAATTGGAACCCAAATGGCACTGGCGGTGCTGACCCTTTCCCGCCCGGCATTCAAACTGAGTTCCAATCCCTCGAAACCCTTTTCAAATATGTTGAGTTTTTCGGTGGTTTCACCAAGGTCTCCGAAGAGACCACCCCTGTCTTTGAAGTTTACCTTGACTTCGAGATTTCTTGCAAGGGTCGCAACTTTGGTAACCTCGTCTAACATGACATTTGTCACGTTCTTTGTATATTCG